GTTTATCATCGAGTTCCACTGCCGCGCCTTTTTGAGCTGGCTCTTAGACATTGAGAGCAGGGCAGGGGCATAGCTGTCTCCCTCGATGACGAAAACAAAATACTCACCAGTCGGGACAATCTCATTGCCGTCTGGCGTCAGATACTCACCACGACCACCGCGAGTGCAGTTGTCAAGGCAAGACGAATCAGGCCCATGGTCACCAGCGAAACCACCGCGATCAGCCTTCCACTCAATGTGAGCACGGCGATAGCTGATCGGGACGACTGTGATGCCGACCTCTCCGTCGATGGCACGCTGGCCGACATTGTCGAGGATGAACCCCGGCTCTGCGCCTTCAACATAGGCACCGTCGCGCTTGTTCACCTGCGGCGACATCTGCTGCAAAATGCTCAGGCGCGGGATCATCATGTCTTCGCGAGACATATTCTCCTGACCAGCACCAGCATCATCCAAAAGCATCGCAGCATCAAACGCCACAACATTGGACTCTTTCTTCTTCGCAACTTCTTTAGCCATATCTACCTCCGTATGTTGGCTCTGCGTCCCGCATAAACACGGAACATTTCCATGGGGACTTCCTTGCCCTCGCTCATCCGTTCTTTGATGAAGCTGTTGAGGGTCTGTGGGTGAACGCCCACAGCTCGCTTGTAATAAATTTGACGCTCACGCAGCTCGTCAGTGAAAGCATTGCATGCGTCATCTTCATTACGACCAAACTGAACCTCGACATTGCTTTTGATGATGTCGCCGGCACCTTGCGCCCGCAACCATTCAAAGCACTGCTGTTGGAGCATCTGAAGCTCGACCCTTTGATCCTCAGTCTTGGCCCGATCAATCGAACCTTGCGAGGGGACCGAAGCTTGGATGACATCTTTGATCTCGACCTTTGCACCATTGCTCAGGGTAAAATCTTTGATGTTCAGTTCTTGCATAAGTTCAGGCAAGTCCTGTTCAGCCAACACTTTGAGATCCTGCTTTTTCTGCTTCAATGCATCTTCGAGTCGGTTGATCTCGTCTTCGAGATCTAGAACCCTCTGAGCCATATCTGCAACTGCGCCAATTTCATTGGACGACGGCGCGACGTCCTTAAGCAGATCTATCTTCGACATTTTCTACCTTTCTGAATTCGAGGGCGACTGGCATGTACCAACCTTTGCGTCGGTCGCGCTCGCCCTCCTCCATATTGCGCTCCCAACGTAACACTCTAACAACAGGCGACTTCTCGCTGGCAATCGAACAACAGACCATGACTGCGATTGGGTCGCCACCTCCGGGCCACAGGAGGTAATCCTCTGGACCAAAGTCTCTCATGATGCGTCTTGCTTTTTGGATGCTTGGCCCCGGCAAGAACTGAGGCTTGTCGTTAGCCTCAAACACCACCTCCAACGTTCCATAGCGCGAAGCATCGCTCAGGTCTGGGACCCAGCCATACTTGTTCTTGGTCGGTCGGTTGACAACGTAAACTTTTGACATCTTTCTGTCCTTTCTCAAGGGGTGCTACTATGCGCCAAGTGGTGGGGCTTGAAAAGAATTATTTTTCAAAGAAACCAGTCTTAGTCAATAAAATCAATCGCGAAACCAAAGAACCCAAACTTTTCAAGGATTTTGTTTTTGACCCCCGTCCCTCTGCATCTTCTCTATAAGGAAAAATATGGTGTGTGTTGTGTGTGTGCAAAAACACGATATTTGTGGTTTCGCGGTTTCGGTCTGTCGCAAGTCGTTGATATTAAAAAGACAATTGGCGTTTCCAAACTTAAGATTGAGGGGAAACCGAAACCAGACTCTGGAAACTTTTTGTTGCCTTCTGATATGAGAAGAGAGATAATAGATGTGTTGGGAGAGTCCAACGCTTTAAGAAAGGAAATCAGAATGACCAACATGGAACGCACCGAAGCCTTTACCGACGCAGAGTTATATGATGGGCGGGTGTATTGAAAATATACGCTTTCATTGTAACGCTTTTTTGCGTGTTCTTGTATTCCATGCTTGACCGTGAGATTAAGGTCAGAAAGGCGTATGAGTTTGCGAACTAGAGCCGATGAATAGCAAGGAATTTGCGACAGCGCGCAGAAGGGTACGGCGCGCGCTACAAAGAGAATTTCCGAAAGGATATGAAAAATGAAGAATACAGAGAGAACCGCAAGGGAGAAGTTCGCCCGATTGTGCCAAGCGCTTGCTGACGATATAGACAAACTAACAGATGAAGAGGTTTTGGCTGAAACCTTAGAGTGTGGCGAAGATGTCGATGCTATCGCCAGCCGTGTCTCTACAGTGATCTCGGACGCAGTCTCAGAGATCGGCAACAAAAAGCTAACGGCTGCACGGGCCGGTTATTCAGCACGAATACTTCAATCTGGCACCAAAGTTCTTCAATGGCCACAAGAGAAAAAGCAGGAAGAGAAAGAAACGCGCTTTACTGTCAATTCATTGATGAACAGGGGAAAGAATGTCTGAAATGATTGATGGCGAGATCAGCGAGGGTGAGCACCCACAGATCGAGAAGCGCGATAAAAATTATTACGTCATAACCTTGGAGGGTTAAATGCAGATCGTTTGTGAATGTATGGATTGTTTGGGTTATGGGGTGGTGTCGGATCGCCACCCTAATGATCCCAGTGCGCGGGATGTTGCTTGTTCGTATTGTGATGGCAGCGGCGAGGTAATTTACGAGGAGTCTTATGACAGCGAGGAGGAAGCTCGTGCCGATTACCCAACTGCGATGAGGATCATTAATGATGTGGCTCCAGAAGGTGCTTGTTGACTTTGATCGGATGTTGGTTAATAATTATTTTGCAATCTGTTCACGATTGTGTCCTCCCTCAACTTGGCCCCTCTTCGGAGGGGTTTCTTTTTTCCAAGAAACGAGAGATAATGTGTGACAGTTATTTTCAGTTGACCACTGCAATACGGTTGTAAAATGGCGGAAAAAGTGAAGAAGAGCTCCAAAAATGAAGTTTCTGCGGAGGCAGAAACAAAAACCATTGTCAAGAGGCCTGTGAACAATGGCCCCCCGTTCAATCCCGATGCAGATCACCGTTTGAAGGACGACCCGGAGGGGTGGGATGGCCGGTTCAAATCAGTTGAGCCGATGAAGCACCAAAAGCCAGCACGCAAAGGTCGGTACAAGTGGAACCATCCAGCCACAATCAATTGGATCATGGGCCAAGCAGACCCTGTCGGATTCCTCGCAGCGGTAATGCAGGGCAAAGAGATATTCCCGGTTTACACCAAAGACAGCGAAGGTCTTGCCACGCCAGCTGGGAAAATTTCCGCAGACCCAGAGTTGCGCGTCATGGCGGCGAAAACTTTGCTTGGGAAGTGTGTGCCTGATCTGAAAGCTGTGGAAGTGCACGCTCAGATTGAAGAGAGAAAAGTTCTGGACATAAGTAGGCTGACAAATGACGACCTCAACGCAATTGAACGAGTTCTTGAGCACGCTGTCATTGACGCAAGTCCGATCAGAGAAGATGAAGAGATCTCTGAAGGAGTTTACCAAGAACTGCTGGCCGACAATTGAGCCGGGAAGAGAATTCTACGACAACTGGCACATTGATGCCATCAGTGAGCATCTGCAGGCAGTTGTTGAAGGCGACATTCGCCGACTTATAATCAACATCCCTCCCCGGCACATGAAGTCTTTGTCGGTGGCGGTGGCTTTGCCTGCGTGGACTTGGACCATCCAGCCACAAAAGCGATTCCTGTTTGCATCCTACGCCTCCTCGCTTTCCATACGAGACTCGGTAAAATGTCGGCGGCTGATTGACAGCCCTTGGTATCAGGAACACTTTGGTGACTCTTTCAAGCTGACCGGCGACCAGAACCAGAAGCAGAGGTTTGAGAACGACAAGACTGGCCATAGGATCGCGACTTCTGTTGATGGTGCGTTGACTGGTGAAGGTGGCGACATCATTGTCATTGACGACCCGCACAACGTCCGTGAGGCTGAATCGTCGGCTGTTCGTGAGAGTGTTCTTGAGTGGTGGGACCAAGCCATGCAGTCTCGCCTCAATGACCCGAAGACTGGTGCGTTTGTGATCATCATGCAGCGAGTCCACGAGAACGACCTCACTGGCCACATACTCGCTAACCAGTTTGAGGACTGGGACCACCTTTGCCTTCCTGCTCGTTACGAGATCGGACATCCAACACCAACATCTTCCTCCCTCGGTTTCACCGACCCACGCACAGAGGAAGGTGATCTGCTCTGGCCACAGCGCATTGACGAGAGGACACTCAGCAATCTTGAAAGCTCTCTCGGGAGTTATGCTGCGGCTGGTCAACTTCAACAGAGGCCAATGCCGAAAGGTGGCGGAATCTTGAAGGCTGAGTGGTGGGTGCCTTGGGAGCATAACACGCTTCCGGATGTTGAGTATGTTTTGCAGTCTTGGGACACTGCGTTCTCAACCAAAGAGAAAACCTCTTACTCTGCGCGCACAACGTGGGGTGTCTTCCGGCGCAATGGGCAGATCAACGCGATCGTCCTTGATATGTGGTATGACCGTGTCACTTACCCAGAGCTCCGCCGCATAGCTCAAGAGTCGTACGAAGATTATGAACCAGACGCAGTTCTCATCGAGAAGAAGGCTTCTGGCCAAAGTTTGCTTCAAGATTTGCGCATGGCTGGCATTCCAGTTCTTGAGTATTCGCCAGATCGAGACAAAGAAGCGCGTGCCCATGCAAGCTCCGCTCTTTTAGAAGATGGAAGAATTTGGTTTCCTTCTGACAAAAAGTGGGCTAAAAATTTAATTGACATTTGTGCAGCATTCCCTGCTGGGGACAACGACGACATTGTTGACACCTGCACACAGGCTTGGTTGCGTTTGAGGAAGGGTTGGTTCGTCACCCACTCTACTGATTATGAAGATGAGTATGAAGAACCAAAACAAAAGGTAACGATGTATGGCTAGAATGCCGATCCCTTTTGCAGAAGGTGCTCCGCCAGACAACCTAATGGTTGAAGAGTTCGGAGACGATGAAGTCCTTATCGGAGATCCATCCGTTGATGAGATTCCCGAGATTGATACTCAATTCGACGCTAACATTGCCGAAGACATCTCGCAAAGCGAGCTGGCTGCAAAGGCTGACTCGCTTATTTCACTTTACGAATCTGATCGCCAAGCTCGCTCCGAGTGGGAGCAGCGTTACAAAGATGGCCTCAAGACACTTGATCCTGATGGTGGCCTTCAGGAAGGCGAAGACGAGCGAGCAAGTCGTGGGCTGAGCATCGTTGTTCATCCGCTCATCGCCGAAGCAGCGACCCAGTTCAATGCGCGAGCTGTCGCAGAGCTTTACCCCTCCGGTGGCCCGGTCAAAACTGTCATCGTCGGTGAACCCAACGAGGAAACTGAGGAGCAGGCACGGCGCGTCCGTGACTTCATGAATTACCAGATCGTTGAGGAGATGCCTGAGTATTTCCCTGATCTGGACCAGATGCTCTTCACACTGCCCCTCGTTGGTCAGGCTTTCAAGAAAGTCTGGTGGGATCCGAACCTTGAGCGCCAGTGCGCCCAGTTCGTTAAGGCTGAAGACTTCGTTGTTTCGCCAGAGAGCAAAGATCTTTACACCTCTTTGCGTTACACTCAGGTAATCCGCCTCCCGAAAAATGATTTCAATCGCTATGTAGAAGCAGGCTGGTACATGCCTGTTGAATATATGGGCGATGGTCTTGATCCTAGCGGCGATACCACATCAGACATTGAGGGTGTTAATCCCAATGCTGAGGCGGCGACCGACGAGATCATGACTCTGTTGGAGATGCACGTTTACGAGAGCTTCTCCGAAATTGATGCCGACGACGAGAACGCAGTTGATCTTCCTTATGTCGTGACGATCGACTACGACTCTCAGCAGATTGTCAGCGTCCGACGCAACTGGCGCGAGAACGACAGCAAGAAGCTCCGGCGCAACTGGTTCGTTAGCTACAAGTTCCTCCCCGGTGTCGGGTTCTATGGCTTTGGCCTTTACCACATGATTGGTGGTCTGGGCAAGGCTGCGACCGGAGCTCTGCGCGCACTGCTTGATTCTGCTGCTTTCGCCAATATGCAAGGTGGTTTCAAACTCAAGGGTCG